AGTGCGACGCGTTTGTCTTTGACCAGCAGTGGACGAAAGACGAGCTGGATAAGCTCGCGCAGTCAAAACGCCCAGCGCTGACGATCAATATGATCAAGCCCGCGCTGATGACGATCCTCGACGACTATATTCGCAATCGGGTGGAGGTCAAGTTCGTGCCTTCGACCGGCGCGTCGCAAGAGACTGCGTCAGCGCTGACTAAGCTTTACTCGCATATCGCATCTACTGAAGAGTTTGCTGCGAAAGAGCAGGACCTCGTGACCGACGGGCTGATTTCGGGTCGAGGGTACTATTTGGTTCGTATTGGTTTCGACGATAACTTCCGTGGTGAGGTCCGGCTTTCTGTACCAAACCCGAAAAATATAATCCCTGATCCGGATTCCGATAGCCGCCACCCGTCAGAATGGAAGGAGTTTATCCATGACAACTTCCAGTCGATTCAGGAAATCGAGTTCAATTACGGTAAAGACAAGGCCAAGCTTGTCAAGGCGATGGGCGGTATCAATGAAGACCACGACCGCGACCATCGCCAGGACGACTCATTTGCCGGAGAGCACTCAAGGTTCGGGCATACGACCGAAGGGCTGGGTGACCCGGAGCTTCAGCGTATCTACCACGTTATCGAGCGCCAGTACAAGCGAATCGAAAAGGTCAAGCACTTCAGGAACCCTTCGACCGGAGACCTTCGTCGCATCCCGCCGCATTGGGATGACGAGGATGTACAGGCAACGCTGGACGAGAGCCCGGAGCTGGAAGTAGCCATGATTGAGGCCGAGGTTATCAAATGGACGGTCTCTTCTGCAGGCGTGCTGCTTCACGACGGGCTGAGCCCGTATCGGACTTTTTCAGTTATTCCTTACTTTCCATTCTTCCGGCGCGGGCGTACGTCCGGCGCAGTAGAGAGTCTGCTCGATCCGCAGCGCAACTACAACAAGCTGCGTTCCTCAGAGCTGCATATTGTCAGCGGTACGTCGAACAGCGGCTGGAAGGTCAAGGAAGGCGCGCTCAAGAACATGGACCCGGAAGAACTGGAACAGAAAGGGTCTATGACCGGGCTTGTGATGGTCTTCAACGAGAGCCCGGACGACATTGAACGTATCCAGCCGGTCACGATTCCGCAGGGTATGGACCGGATTTCGTCGAAAGCAGACGCGGACATCCGACGGATTTCCGGGGTGCCGGAAGACCCCAGAGCCCAACAGCAGACTTCTGGTAAGGCACTGGAAGCAGCTCGGGATTCGTCGTTGATCAACACGACGGTATTTTTTGAGAGCTTGAACTACACGCGTAGGCTTCTCGCCAACAAGGTGCTCGAACTTGTGCAGGCGTTCTACACTGAAGAGCGCCAGCTGGTCATTGTCGGCTCCGGGTTGTCTCCCAACGTTGAGACGCTGGATATCAACACGCCAAACGACGAGGACGGAACGATTTCCAACGATCTGACCGTAGGCGAGTATGGCGTAGTCGTCACTTCCGCCCCGGCTCGCGACAGCCACGACCAAGAGCAGTTTGAGATGTTGGCTCGCATGCAGGCAGATTTAGGCGTGCCGGTGCCGTCGCATCTGTTCGTTGAGTTCAGCAGTCTTGACCGCAAGGATGAGATTGCCGAAGAGATCAAGCAGGTTACAGGGGTTTCGACGCCTTCCGAGGAAGAGCGCCAGCTGCAGCTTGAAGAGCAGCGTCTGGCGCAGCAGGAGAAGCGTGCTTCGGTCGCTGCTCGGATGGCGCAGGCCAAGCTGTCCGAGGCTCGCGCCAATAAGGTGCTGTCTGAGATTGAAAGGTTGGATCAGGTCGACGAGTCGAAGCTTGAAGAACTGTTGCTTAAGGCACAGGAGCTGGATATCCGCCGTACTGAGACCGAGGGTTCTCTTGATATTCGAAGGAGAGCGCAGCAGACCCAGGAGATCAAGACTCTTCTGGATAGTGACTTGGAACGAGAGCAGTTGGTTGTAAAACTAATGGAAGTTTTGGATAAGCGCGAAGCAGAGCGTAATAAACCACAGCAAGGAGATCAGAATGCCAGAACAGAGCAGTGAAGGACTTAGCGCCGAAGAGATGGCCAGCAAGTATCCTCAATTCGACGACGATGAGCTAGACCTCGACAACATGGACGACGGCAGCGGGCTTGAAGAAGAGGCCAGCGCCGACGAACCCGAAGAGGAAGCTGAGGAAGAGTCGGAAGAAGAGTCGGAGGAAGAGTCGGAGGAAGAGTACAAAGAGGAGTCGGAGGAAGAATCCGAGGAAGAAGCCGACGACGACTCTGAGGAAGAAGATTCTGAGGAAGAAGCTGACGACGAGTCCGAGGAAGAGGCCGAGGAGAAAGACAAGAAGGAGCAACCTCGAATTCCCAAGAGTCGCTTCGATGCTGTCAATGCGCGCCTCAAAGAAGAACGGCGCCGCAACGAGCAGCTTCAGCAGCAGATGTCGAGGGCTTCTGAGGGTTCTCAGGAGCACGACGAGCTTACGAAGATCCAGGACAAGCTCGGCGAAATTGACGACCAGCTCACGCAGGCAATGCTCGACGGTGATTCGGACCAGATCAAGAAGCTTCGTAGTCAGGAGCGTCAGCTGACGAACCAAGCCAGCGAAATCCGCATCGAGCAGAGCACGGAGCAGGCTCGCCAGCAGGCCCGCTACGACTCACTCGTCGATCGTATCGAGGCTGAAATTCCGCAGTATGACCCGAACAGTGATGAGTTCGACGAGACGCTAATGGCGGAGACGAACCAATACCGCAAGAAGTTTCTGCGGGCAGGCGACGATCCTGAAACCGCGCTGCTGGAAGCCATCGACATTGTCTACACGCGCAGACAGGGCGAGTCTACGACAGAGACGACAGAGACGCTGCGGGACAAACCTGCCAAGCCGAAGCGGGATACGAAGACGCCGGTCAAGCGTAACAAGAAGGTTGCTAAGCGCCAGCCTCCGGATACGTCGACGCGGAAGTCGTCTGCCAAGGCAGGCGACGAGCTGCCGGATGTCTCCAAAATGTCAGAAGAAGATTTTGACAAATTGACGGATAAGGAGCAGGCGTTGCTTCGCGGAGATTTTTTGGAATAAGTGCTTGACAATGCGCCCGCAGTTGGAATATACTGCGGGCGCAGGAGCATAGAAATGCAGTATGGAGGCGACTCCACAACTATCGGATTCGCTTCGGAATGGCGATACATTCCGCGAGGTCGAACCTCGGAAAAATACTCGGAACCCCCGCTGATGCTGTCGCGATAGAGCAGTCCTTGTACTGAAAACTTTGCAACGGAGACACTCTAATGGCTCAAACGAACTTTGCAAAGCTCACCGACGAGCAGAAAACCGTATGGCAGATGCGAACTTGGCGGGCGGCGCGCGAACGGATGTTCATCAACCGGTTCCTCGGAACTTCCGATGACTCCATGATTCAACGCATTACTGAGCTCAAGAAGTCCGAAAAGGGCGCACGAGCAGTAATGACTCTCATCCACGATCTGGAAAGTGACGGTGTTGCTGGCGATCGCCACCTCGAAGGTAACGAGGAGGAAATGAAGTCCAGCGATCAGGTTATCCAGCTTGACCAGCTCCGTAATGCGGTGCGGCATAAGGGTAAGATGGCCGACCAGCGCTCGGTGGTCAACTTCCGCAAGGAAGGCGAGAACAACCTGTCGTGGTGGCTGGCAGACCGATTCGACCAGATGGCATTTTTGATGATGTCTGGTGTATCGTTCGCTTTTAATACGAACGGCTCCCCTCGCGCCCAGTCGGACCTTCCGTTCCTCGACTTCGCTGCTGATGTTACGGCGCCGAGCTCGAACCGGCACTATCAGTGGGACGCAGGCTCCAGCTCGTTGATTGCCCCGGACCACGCGAATCTCGTAGTTGCGGATACGCCGTCATACGACATGATGATCAACCTCAAGAGTCTGGCGGAAGACAGCTTTATCAAGCCGCTGCGCATGCGTAACGGTGTGAGCTGGTATAACGCTTTCATGACGCCGACCGGCGTGGCGAAGCTGAAGCTGGACGAGGAGTTCAAGAAGGTCTATCGTGAGGCACAGCCCCGCACGCCCGACCACCCGATGTTCAAGGGCACCGACGTTATCTGGCTGGACGGCATCGCCATCCACCCATACCGTCACGTCTACAGCACGGTCGGCGGCACGGCTTGGGGTGGTGGTAGCGTTGATGGTCAGCGTGTCATTTTGGCGGGCTCTCAGGCACTTGGCATGGCGGACTTCAGCCAGCCGGAGTGGAACGAGAAGTTCTTCGACTACAACAACCAGCCGGGTATTTCCATCGGAAAGATCGCTGGTCTGTTGCGCCCGAGTTTCTACAGCATCCGCACCGGTCAGGTTGACGATTTCGGCACCATCGTTGTCGACACCGCCCTCAAGACCCGGGCCTAATAGGAGGATATGATCATGGTAGATCTTGCAGACTTTCGTCCGAATGAAGGACGGCAATATCCGCTTGCGGACGTTGTTCGGCTGACGTATGAGGACTTCAACGAAGCGAATGGCAGTTCAAACCCGCTGCAGTTCGGGCACGTTCCGACTGGCAGCATGGTGGTGGCGGGTTCGATTACGGTGGTTACGGCGTTTGCCGGAGCTGACGACGCAGGTTCGACCGCTACGATTGACATCGGCGACGCTGACTCTAAGGATCGTTATGCAGACGGCGTTGATCTGACGAGTACCGGTCGATCTGCACTGACACTTACTGGTTATCTTACGAGCGCACCGACGGACCTTCTGGCAGAGTTTGGCGGTCTTCTTGTAGACTTCACTGCTGGTGAAGTCATCATCGAGTACCAGGTCGTCTCGGAGAACCGGGCGCACGAGAACGTCGTTCCGTAACATCAACCAGAGCCTACAGCCCTCCCAGTCTGACTGGGAGGGCTTATAACTACCTATAAGGAGAAGCTGAATGAGACAGTTGCGCGATGCAATGATGGTCCACCCAGGACGTGTCCGGGTGTCAACGACTTCGGGAGATGTTGTTGCGTTTGAACCCGGCAAAGAAGTTTTTGTTCCTGCCTACGCAGTCACAGAGTGCATGCGGCATGGGGCTAAGCCCGTCAAGGTATTCAAGGGGACTGAAAAGACCCGGCTTGTGGCGCCGGAGAAAGCGACGGTACGCAGTAATGTTGTGTATCCGGAAATCGCCGAAGTATCTCTTGAAGACGTCGAAGAGATTGAGGTTGGCGAGCGGCCTTCGCAGGAACCTACGCAGAAAGCCACGCGGAACAGCCAGCCGTATACGTCTACGGAAAACAAGGTTCGCAAAGGCATCGCAGCAGTGATTGCCGACGCTGATCCGGACGATTTCACAGACGCATACCTCCCCAAGATTTCGGCCATCAACCAGTATGTCGATGACTTGACGGTCAACGCATCCCACCGCGACCGCGTGTGGGCGAAGATGCTGAAGAACGGCGACGTGACTCAGGACCAGCTCGACGAAATCTTCGGAGAAGAAGACGATGGCGATTACAGCGACTACGCTGCGTGATCGCTTCCGTCGCGACGTAGACGATGAGCTCCCAAGCGCTGCGGACGACTCTGCAGCGCTTTTTTCCAATGATGACGTCCTCGACTATTTGAACGAAGCCCTCGCTCGCTTTGTTCACGACACCCGCTACCTCAACGATGTTTTACAACTGACGGTTGTTGCCAATGACCGCCGTGTGAAGCTCCCCGACCGTTTTATATCTGTACGCGGAGACCAGGCGTACCTCAAGACATACGGCACATACATCACTGAGAATAGCTTCATTGGGATGCAGGAAACTGTAGAAGACGACTATGGCTCCAGCATAACTGGTGGGGCTTTGGGTGCGTCGGAAGAAGGAAGACCGCGTTACTTTTCTCTGGACTTCGAAGAAGATTATTTGTACCTGTTCCCGATTCCAGACGCCGACGATACGCTCGAACTGGAAGCGTACGTAGAGGCGAAGTGGCTGGACTCCATAGACAGCAGACTGCCTATATCCAACCCCCGCCATGCAATGATGCTGCTTGATGGCATGAAAGAACTGGCGTACAACAAGCTCGACGCAGAGACGTTCGATGCAGACCTTTCTGCACGCTTTGGCGCTCGGTTTCAAAGGAATATTATCGCCGCAGCGGGTGAGCGCCAGCGTCGCCGCCGCAAGCCCGGCCCGATTGTCTACGGAGGTCTGTGATGCGCGAGTACCGTTTCTCAGGCTTCGCAGACGGCCTCAATAACGTAGCCCGCGAGGACCAGATTCCTTCGTCGGCGCTGCGTACGGCGCAGAATGTAGACTTGCTGGTCAACGGCCAGACAGTCAAACCGAAGCGTCGTACAGGCAGGGAGAAAGTATTTTCTGGCTCTGGTATGCACTCTATCTACGCCCGCGATGACTTTGTACTGGCCGTCGATAATAACCAGCTCAAGCTTTGGACAGACTTTGCCGCCGCGCCGACTGTGCTGGCGACGGTAGCCGGAGAAGTTGTCTACACGGAGATCAACAATGAAATCGTCTGGTCTGACGGAGTGCAGCTTGAAAAGATAGATAGCTCAGGCACAAGCTCTGAGTTCGGAGTTTCTGCACCGACAAGTTCTCCACAACTTACTGCTATTACTGACGGCGGTCTGTTCGAGGGTTACTATCAAGCAGCGGTTACGTTTGTTCGAGATTATCAAGAGTCGGGGTCATCCATACCCGTAGGAATAAACATCTCAGAAGGCTCAGGGTTCCGACTCACGAATATTCCGCAGCCCGACAGCGCAGACGGGATCAATCTCTACGTCTCGCAAGCCAACGGCGAGACGTTGTATTTCCGAACGACGCTCCCGGTCGGGACGAACGTATACGACTTCGGCTTCATGAAGCCGCGCCGCGCGCTGAAGACTTTTTGCCACGACCGACTCCCGGCCAGTACGCTAATGGCGTTTTACAACGGCATGCTGTTCTCAGCGCGGGGGAACGTTCTCTACGCCTCTCAGCCGCTGAACTTCTCTCAGTACCATACGACTGAGGGCTACATCTTGCTTGCCGCAGAAGCGAACTTGCTGCTTGCTGGCGAGAATGGTATGTTTGTGGGTGCCGACGCGGGTGTTTACTTCTTTGGAGGCGAGCGGTTTGATCAGTTTTCTGCGACGAAAGTCTCAGCAGCGTCGATTCCAGGTGCAGGCGTCACGGTGGACGGAGAGTTCATCACGCCACAGCTTCAGGGGCAGACGGTTGCAATCTGGTGGACCGTCGACGGCGTGATGACTGTCGGCATGCCTGACGGGTCGGTTGAGCCGGTCCGCAGTACAGAGTTTCGTGTTCCTGATGCAGAACGTGGGGTCATGGCGCCCGTAGTTCGTGAAGGAACGAAGCAGGTGGTGTCGCTGATGAAAAACAGCGGCACCAAATCACCTATGGCGTTTTCTGACGACATGACCATCGAAGTTCATAAACACGGAGTTGCATAACGATGAGTAATTTAAAACGCGAGCTACAGCGAGCAGTAGCAAACCACAAGTACGAACCGACCGAAGGCGGCGTGTTGTTCCCGCAGGCCAAGCTGGCCTGGCGCGGTATGTTCGACATTGCCGTCAACGACGAAGAGCCGGAGTATTTTCCGAACCTGATTGTCACGGAGTTTTTGAACTCCGCACTCAGCCAGCTGTTCGGTACGACTTCCAAGATCGGTACGTATTACATCGCTCCCTACGCAGGTAACGTCTCTCCGACGTCTTCGTGGGATGCTTCAAACTTCACGTCGAACTCGACAGAGTTTACCGCCTACGACGAGGCTAACCGGCAAGAGTGGGTTGTCCCGACCACGGCCAGCGGCGGAAGTATCGACAACAGCGCGAGTAAGGCGTCATTTACGGTCGAGGCTTCCCCCTCTCAGACCACTATTTGGGGTGCAGGCTTGCTGTCTGCCTCAGGCAAGAGTGCTACGACTGGCGTATTGGTCGCTGCAAACAAGGCAGCTGCGGCTCGCGACAATCTTGTCGAGGATGATATTATTACCATCGGCTATACGCTGACTCTGTCGGATGCGAGTTAAAGACGATGGCTGATATCATCTTTTTTGATCGCGTGCAGCATACGGTCTCTATATCTGGCACCTCGAACTTTACTCTTAGCGCCGCCAATGCTGATACTGGGTTTCGATCTTTTACAGATACCAGTTGGTTCGATGAATTTGCTAGTTTTTATATAGCTATTGTCGACGAAGCTAACGGAGATTGGGAGATTGGCTTTTATACTGAGTCAGGTACAGGGGCTTTTACTCGAACTTCAAGCGCGGTAATTGCGTCTTCTAACAGTGATTCCCAAGTGTCGTTTTCGTCAGGCGATAAAAAGATCATGTTCGTCGATCCTGCGAAAGCACGGAACTTTCTTCAGCATAAAGATGAAGAAGGCGCACCAGTCCTTTTAGTAGGGAATGAGCGGATCTTGGCTCCGACCGACTCATTATCTGACCGCGAAGGGTATTCTACTTTTGATGGTATGAATGGCCTCGGCGATATGTCTGATAATGCAGTTATATTTGGAAGCCAGGGGCCGAAACGTTCACACCAGCAAACTCAAGTAGTACGGCTTCGCACTTCAAACGACAACACGCAGCCCCTTTATGATGAGTCGCTTGAATACTCTGATAGTTCTTCTAGTTACGGCGTTACGTATGTTAAGGCTATAGTCACAGCTATTGGCGATGTGTCTACTGGGACTACATTTGAAGGACTTGCCGTAGAGATTGACGCAGCTATTGTTTATCGCAGTTCTGTAGGTTCTTCGGTTTATTTATACACACCGAACAACACAACGTTAGGCAGTGATGGCACAGCAGCCGGAAGCTGGACAGTAGCAGTGGATGATAGCACCCCACCGACATTCAAAATCAACGTTACAGGCGATACGAACTCTGTTATTGACTGGGTGGCAGAAGTGCATATAGTGGCAAATGGCATCGTCCCGTCCGGCGAAGCCTGATGCCTCGCTGGACTGGCCCCGGACGGTTTACGGCTCAGGGCAAAGGTGCCATAAGCCGTAACCGTCTCGCAGACCTCCAAAGCCGAGCACGCAAGGTGCTCGGCGACTTGAACGACCAAGTGCGTCTCGGGAATATCTGGCAAGGTTACCGCCGTGTCCGGCTCGAAGATGGCGTTGAGCTGGTTGCTATCGTTGATGCGACGTATCCTGACAACCCTCTGGTGCAGTCGAGGCTGCTTATCGACCCGGTGTTTGTAGAAGAGGGCGGAGAGGAAGTAATCATTCCCAGCGGCATATCTGCAGGCACTCTCGCTCTTAATAGCCCTAAATTTCTTGTAGATCGGGAGTTTGAATATCCGACAGATGCTGTTGCAGTATACGATGCTGAAGGTACTTTAGATTCTGATTTTACTTTTCCAGATAATCTTATAAGCCTCAAAGATTTCGATCTAACGCTCACTGATGCTCAATACAAAGTAAATTTAGACAGCTACCGAACTGGAAGCGCAGGCGGCGGGGACTGGGAATCACGAAACCACCGGATTCATATAACTCATGACGACAAAAAAACCATTCAAAGAGCGCATAATCCAGGCTCAAACTTTAATAATGAGACTAATCCAGGAACAACCTATCTTTTCAAAGACGGGTATGCGTGGAGTTTGTTGCCCGAACCGCTACCTTTTCGCGGGTGTGGGGTGTATACGGACGCGAACGATGAGCAATGGTTATACTGCATCGTCTCTTTTTCAGAGAACGCCGAAGAAATTGAATTCCGAGCGTACAGACGCCGTTATCGAGAGACTCCATACCCCACTAATTCTGTAGACGACCAAAACGATACATTTACATGGACGCTCGAAAACACGTTTTTACTTGAGCAGTCAGAGCTGCCTATAAGTGACGCTCTCAACGTAGCCGAAGGCACTAATACTTCGACAGCTCCAGGGTTTCATTTTTCATCGCTTGGAGACCGCGCAGTGGCGATAGTGTCTAGAGGAGAAGCGTTTTTCGCTGAGATAGAATATGTTGTTGGTACGGGGTTTTCTTTCCTAACACCGTGGAGTTTTAGCTTCCTAGCAGAAATAGACGGCAACAAAGTTTTTGGGGGCATACTAAACGGAGTGTTTACAGCTTCTTTTAAAACGGATATTACAGAGACTGAGTCTGAGCCCGACGCAACCCCACACAATCCTTGCACTGACGGGGCTCGTACAGTAACTTCGTTTGAGACAGAGACTCGGTTATATAGGATGGATATAAATGAAACAAGCGTAGATATTTCTCTTATGGAGGCGATTGCCGAGGAAGCTGAAGTTGTTAATGCTGTGCCTTCGCTAACAAGACCACTAGCAATAGATTATGACTTTTTTACTCAAGAGTTGGTTAGGCTTAATGCTGATTTTAAAGATGCTTTTATAATCTTTGACGCTGACCATGATGCTTTTGGTCGTATTGACTCAGAGCGAAACGAGTTTTGTTTAGACGACGACCCCGCATCGAACACTACTTTCGATGAACAGGGGACGTGGGATTTTACGAATACATGGAAGGCCGGGGGTGTAGTTTTACGTGTCAATGACGAACTTGTTGAAAAATCAGAACTGGACGCGATCGACCGCCAATGGGATTTCTCATATTCTATGAGTCGCACTCGCCAACAAGGCGATACAGTCGAACTCAATTCTTCCGGAAGCGGGTCTATAACCGGCAGTTTAAGTGAGACCTCTTCAGCTGTAACGCTGATGCTGTTCCTTGACTTACGTTTCCGCATCTTTGCGTTCACTACTCTAGAAGCAGATTTTTCCTATTCTTTATCAGGAAGCAATACTTTCTTTACAGGGACGAGCGATCTTACGGGCCAACCGCAAGACAAAGTTTCTTTCACTCCTATAAATATGAACAGTGCCGGAGCTACAGAGAAAGAAAAAGCTTGGTTATACAAGAATGGGTCTATCAAGCTTTTGCGGGAGCGTACGAGAGTAGAACCCCGAGTATTTCCTGCATTAAACAATGTGAATACGGCTCCTAATTTTAATGTTAATTTTGATCCCCGGTTCTTTAGAATGGTGGTAGATATAAGGCGATGGGCAGCTCTTTTTGATTGGGATTCAAGTTCTGACGGTAACGATCCAGGAGTGTTTTTTCACACTTCTCCTGATACCCAACTCAATGCAATATTCCCTTTATGGCAAACGTTTGGCGTCGGGTCTGTTGTATTCGAGGATACGGATGATGACGGCTTAGGAGACACACCTATTCTTGAATTTGAGCAACCTTTTTATGATATCCCCATCACTGCTGCAGAGCCTCTTTTTTACGCACCGCTAAAAGAAAGCTTAGGTCTTTTTGGAGGGCCATCTTCAATGCACGCCCAGAGAGGTGGTAAAATATCTTATTGGGTGAATGTAGGCTTTGATGTAGATGCTGTTGAGGACGATGGCAATGAGTGGAACATAGTATCTATTGCAGGTAGACCTCCAGAAAATTATGGAGTAACTTTCCCTATTGATGCCACTGAAATTTTACGATCTTTTTAACAGATAACGACCAATGACTATAAGTAACGGACCACTTTCTTCTACTCCTCTTTCGGCAGCGGCTGGTTCTGGCTCTGGCGGAGTAAGCCCATTTGATCTGACATCCAGCATAGCTCTCGGAGATGTGCAAAATATCACTCCGTTGTGGCTGTGGAATTATTCCAGTTTTAATGTCTCGGATACCGAAACTATTGAGAATTTGGGTTTTGGCCTTACCGATGATTTTGGGCTAGGAACGGCCATAGACACTCAGCGCATAACGAATTTTGTCTCTACGCTCGGTGCGACCAGCAGCCTTGACACGCAGCTGGCCGGGAATATATCGCTCAGCAGTGCGGCGAAACTGGCCAGCGCGGCGGACATCAGCCACGTGCTCGACCTGCTGTCTGCAGCCGGTTTGTCCGGCGAGGCGAGCATCGAACACGCTAAGGTCGTTGCATTCTTGTCCGCGTTAAAGCTTGGTGCTGAAGCGACGAACAATGCCGACTTTGTAGTCAACGTCGCTACGGCAATGACGCTCAGGAGTTTTGCGAACTATGGCTGGGACTTCGAAGCGGTCGATGGGCTGACGCTGGCCTCTGCCTTTGAAAGCCGGTACAACGCCGTATTCGAAGCGGTCTCCGGCATGGACCTCGCCGCTGCGGGGAGCTTTGAGGGCAGGCTGGACATGGCGTTCGTCTCAAGCGCGGACCTGCTCTCCGGCATGGACACGCAGGCAGCGCTCCATCTCGACCTGTTCGACGCGCTCGAAGGGCAGGTCATCTTCAAGCTGGGCGAGGACGTCTACCACGGCTGGGTGTTCTCGACCGAGGCAGCGGCGTTCACGGAGTACACGAACTACCCGTTCAATTCGATCACCATGTTCAAGGGCAAGCCCTACGGGGCGACGGACGACGGCATCTACCTGCTCGAAGGCGACGACGACGCCGGGGAGCCTATCGAGGCGGCGATCAAGACCAAGCTGACCTCCATGCGCCAGCGGGCGATCAAAGATGCGCACGCGGCTTATATCGGTTATACTAGCAGTGGAGAACTTGTTCTCAAGGTTACGACTGTCACCCGACAAGGCGCCAAACGAGAGGACTGGTATAAGATGCAGCACGGAGACAGCGACGCATTCCGCGCCAGCCGCATGAAGATTCAGCGCGGGCTGCGCTCGACGTACTGGCAGTTCGAGATTGCCAACCAGGACGGTGCGGATTTTGACGTCGAAGACGTAACCATTCTCCACGAAGTGCTTTCCAGGAGGATTCGATAATGGTTGAGCCATTTCCTACAATCCCAGTCACTGGGGCCGGGGATGAAGTCGGCAGTGCGTTCACTAAAGCTAACTCGCGTGCTGACGGAGCGTTCGATGCTGCTCTGGGACTTGTTGGCGAGCTTACAAATTTCACTCCAGAAGGCGTGCAGTTCGACACCAGCTTCTCAGTCCCTCAAGCACTGCTTACTGGCTTCACTCGCCCGGACCGCCCAGCCTCGCCGCCCGATGTCAACTTCGATCAGGTGGACGTTCCGGAGCCGCCGAGCTTTGCCAGCATCGGAATCCCCAACTTTGGCAGCGCGCCGGAGTTCAACAAGGACGCGCCGAATCTGGATTTCAGCGGCAGGCCGACGCCGTTTGCGAAGACACCGCCTGAAATTCCCGAGCTGTTCCCGGTAGAGATTCCTGAGTCGCCCGAGCTCGGTCTGCCCGAGCTACCGGCACTCGAAGATCTTCAGCTCCCGGACCCGCCCGATATTGTTGAGCACCAGTTCACAGCGGAGCGGCCAGAATTCAAGACGCCGGTGCCGGACAGCGGGCTGGACTACACGTTCACGCCTTACTCAGAAGAACTTCTCAGCGAGGTGCAGGCCGAGGTCTCGCGCATCCTGTCGACAGGCATGGGGCTACCGCCCGCCATCGAGCAGGCGCTGTTCGACCGTGCGCGGGATCGCGAAGACGTCGCTGCAGATCAAGCAGTCGACGAGGCAATCTCTGAGTATGCTGCCAGAGGATTCACGCTCCCGTCGGGCATTCTGGACAAGCGCGTCAAGGAAATTCGGTTCCAGAATGCAGGCAACCGCAGCGCGACGAACCGCGAGCTGGCGATCAATGCCGAGCAGGTTCATATCGACAGCCTACGCTTTGCAGTCCAGCAGGGTATTGCCGCTGAGTCCCTGACCTCACAAATTCACTTCCAAGCCGAGCAGATCAAGCTGCAGGCTGCAAGCGCGACGGCAGACCTCGCACTCTCTGTGTTCAACAGATCGGAAGAGCACACGTCTGAACTCCAGTCACACAGT